TCATTATATTTCAAAATCTTCTATAAAATCTTCTCTTACCTTTCTAAATACTTGTTTTTGTAAAGCTTTAATTGCTTCTTCTTTTTCTGGTATATAAGTCCAGCAGTCTAGCCCTTCAATCCACATGTGGGCGTCATCTGAGCTATAGTGATAGAAGCCTATAATATAACCATTTTCAATCTCTTTCATTACCGCTTTGTATCTTTGTCCATGTTCTTTTGTAGGCATTATTTCCTCCTGTAAAAGAAGGGGCCCGAAGGCCCCAACTTATTAAAGATCATCCGATCCAGTTTTCTCTAATTCTTCAAGAGCTTCTGTATCCACGTCTTCATCTTCGTCTGAGGCTAGAATTCTCTCCTCGATGAAAGCCTTTTGTTCCTCTGGAGTTGGTACTCTTAAGAACTCTTCAATATTTGGCATTTCTTCCTTCAAGTATTCTTTTTCTTTATCGGTTAAGCCTTCTTTAGTTTCACTACAACCAATTTGATCTAAGTGATATTCTACATTATAAGGCTTAGGCCCTGTACGAACCCTCTCTACAACAATATCCCAACCATCGTCCCAATCGGTAGGATCTCCTAGTCGTTTGGCTGTGGTGAGAACTTGTTCAAAGAGTTTCTTTTTGTGGTCAATTAGTTTTAATTTACCGTCGCCCCTGTCTAGAACAAAAGAAGCGTAAGCCCAGGAACACTTTTTATCTGGAAAATAATGTCTAACCCAGTCTTTTGTTTTATTTGTGAATTTTTCTTCTTCACGATCAAACCCCAAACAATCCATTGGTATAGACATATTATCTTTGGTAGTTAACCAATATTTATACTGTGGAACAATTGGGGATACGATACGAAATTGATTTAGGCCGTCTACATATTTGAAACGATCCGGGCCAGCTTTGCTAGCTTTACCTTGTAGGTCTGCAAATTTAATAGCCATTTCTTACTCCTGTGTTTTGCTGTCATATTTTAAATAAATTTTACCGTTGTCTACTGTAAATAAAGGGTTGTTTAAATCTAAGTCTCTTGGAACTTGCCAAATAGCAACCCAATCTATTTTCCTTACTTTGTAATCAAAAAGACTACGTAGACTGGCTAAGTGTATATACTCATATTTCTGTTGTACACTTGTAGTATCATATAAAAGATTTACCGGGTGTAGTAAAAAAGAATATCTATTATTCTTTTTACATAATTCAATAATTCTTTTTCTATCTTTCGCAGTAATTTTACCAACGTGCGAAGGCATTGGGGTCGCAGATAAATAGTAGAAATATTTTAAAACTTCTAAGGGTTTCCAGTTGAAATAATTATTTACTGTTTTCCAATTAAATCTTATCATTTTATATATTATACCAAAATTATTAACTTTTGTCAATAATTAATTTTTTGTCATTGTTATTACTTTTATTTTATAACCCATTTCCGTATAATAACGGGCTCTTGCAAGCGCTTGTTTCTTTCCAGTTGCTCCTTTTAATTTTATATCGAATACAACCGGGTCTAACTTATCTTTTTCTATTCTTTCGATTCTACCAATTAACTGTTTTAATAACGGATCATTATTAATTGGAGCAGCAGCAACCAATGCGCTTAGACAATTAAGAGAAATTCCTTCTTTATAAATTGAAATAGCTCCATATAATATCCGTATTGTTGGATCATGTAATATTAATTTATGTCTCTCTTCTCTATCTTTAACTGTGCCAGTAACTATTACAGAAATGTCTTTATGTATTGCATGACACTTTTCTAGAAATTCAGTTCTGTCAGACACTACTAAAACTTTATGTCCTTGTTCTGCAGCTTTTTCAGCTATTCCAGTTATTAATTTTAAATAGCTTGGCTTATGTGTCAACTCGTTGACGCGTGTTGCCCAAGGAATCATATGATTAGAATTAAATTCTATGCCACTATCTATAATTGTTATAGAAGGGTCTTTCTGATTATTTTTAGGGGCTATATATACTTTTTTACCAAAGTAATCTGGTATAATTACATGTTTCCAATCTTTTCTTTCTAATGTAGCACTTAATCCTATTTTATATCTAGCCGCAAACATATTTAAAGTTGTTTCAAAAGTAGAAGCAGGAGTGTGATGTACTTCATCCACTATAACTAAACCGAACTCTTTTTTGACTTCTTGAAGGCGGTTTCGCAAAGTCTGAATATTAGCGATAACTATAGGAGGTTCAATATTGAATTCACCAGAGGTTATCACGCCAGGCTCAATTCCTAATGTCTTACGTACCTCACCCTCCCATTGCTGCTTTAATGCTAATGTATGTACTATTACTATTGTTTTTTGTTTCAGTTTAGTAGCAATAGCAATACCTGTAAAGGTTTTACCCCAAGACGGATTAGCATTAATTAAGCAATTATCTTCTACTTGATTGTAAATTGTCTGCTGATCTTCTCTAAGCGTAAACTTAAAATCTGGAAAGTTTACAGGAACTTTTGTTCTGTTATCTACTATATTATAATTTTCAGGAATTAAATCCTGTCTACCTATAGGTATTAATAAAGTACGCTCACCTAGTATTCTTAAAGATGATATAATTTGGGGTTTTTGTCCCGGTATCTTTGATGGAATCTTATATGATAATTCTTGCTTACATTTTTCATATAATTCTGGAGTGTACTTTATATACAGTCTATTACTTAGTAAAGCTTTTCTAGATGCTTCGTCTATAGGGTTCGTGTGCTTGTTTTGTGTAATCATAAACAAAAGGCCCGTATTTTGTAAATATTATACTAGCATAATTTATATCTTCCGCTAGATGTTTATAAGGAATTAATTGTGGAGTAGGTAAGTCTTTTATATGTAATATTGTGCCTTTTGTTATAAATTCCTTTTTTAATATAGATTTGGATTCTACTAAAAATCGTTCTGAACCTTTAGTATATTTAAAGAGATGCCCTTTATTATCTATAAATATTGTTCCACCAGGGTGTTTTAACATTTGTCTAAGAGTATCTACTTTATGTCCTAACTTATATCTTTTATTTTCAGGTATTTTTAATCTTCTAATACCTAAAGTTTCCCCTTCTACACTTAAATCGTCTAAAATCCACTCCCCACTTATAGTATAGATTTTAATTTTTCCTAGAGGATTCTTATCCATTTCCTCATAGCTTCTTATTTTATAAATTGGGAATTCTATGTTATGTTGCATTTTGTCTCTAAGTACCTATTAATATACCAAATAGCTTTCTCTAAATCCTGTTTTTCATTATTTTTATGTTGACATCTAGTAATATATTTAACAGCATTTCCTAAATGATAACCTAATTCTTTTGCTTCTATAAAATCTATAGTTTCAATACCGCCTTTTGTATAATGTTCAGGATGGTTAACTGGATCAGAAGGCATAACTTTCTCCATACTCAAAGTCTACACCAATAGGACAACCTGGAATTATAATTCCATTTCTATTTTTTTGAGTGTAATATTTAGCTTTTTCTTGTATTAAGCTAATATCATCCTTATGACATGTTCCTAAAATAGAGTCATGTACTAAAGCAAAAATACCGCCTTTTGTATAATCACTATTGAACCAATTATGTAATTCTATTGCTGCCATCAAATTAATATCTGATGCAACACTTTGAACTGTAAAATTCAAAGCTGATCGTATTGCATGTCCTCTCTCTTCTTCGGATATGCTAAATACATTAGGTACTCTACGCTTTCTATTAAAAACAGAGTAAATAAATCCATCAGAAGAAATTTGAGCCTGTGTTTTCTCTAACCAAGCTTTTAACTTATAAAACTTATTAAAATATTGATCAATTACTTCTTTTGCTTCTATAAAAGATATTCCAGCTTGTGCAGCAATTTTTCCTGGACCAGCCCCATAAAGTATTCCGAATGATATAGCTTTAGCAGCTTGTCTCATATGTTTGTATTTTATCGGTACATCTTCTAGAGAGCATGGTAAATTAAATACAGTATGAGCAATAGTGGAATGAAAATCTCCTCCTTTACGAAATACATCCATAAGGTTTTCATCACTTGATAGTACTGCTGCATAATACATCTCCGCTGTTTGTAAATCTTGACTCCATATTACATAATCTGGGTCAATGTCTTTCATTGATATACAACTTTTTACCCTTTTATCGTCACGAGGCATTTGTTGCGCGTTTAATTTCCCAGAACTAGATAATCTACCGGAGGTAGCCACAGTTAAGTTAAAATTAGTTCTTAGCCTAGAATCATTGTCTAAGTTAAGTATTATTTTATCAATATAAGTAGACTTAAGTTTTTGTAGTTTCCTAATTTTTAAAATATAGCTAGCAATTTCATCTTGTTTAGCTAATTCTTCCAAAACTTCCGCTTTAGTACTAGCGGCTCCTGTAGCTGTTTTTTGTAGTACAGGTAGGCCACGTTGTTTAAATAAAAGGTTTCCAAGATGTACTGTAGAATTAGGATTAAATACAACTTTTAATGCTTTTTCTACATCATGTATCTCCTTATATTGATATAGGTTTTCTTTTAACTCAGTTAACTGTTCATCTAATTCTTTACGAACTTCTATTAATCTATTTTTAGAAAAAGGAATTCCAGTAGTTTCTATATCTATTAAGAATCTATTAGCTGGAAGTAAGAACTCTTCTAATAGTTTTCCAAACCCTTTAGAGCGCTCAAAGAAAGGCATAAATAAGTTATATAATCGTATTGTAGCATCCGCATCTTTAGCAGCATACGGCCACATTATATCAAAAGGAATTAGGTCATAGGTAAATTGACCAACTAATACTTTGTTTTTTCTACAGTATTCTTTCTTCCAAGTATCTAGTTCGTGATCGTAATCTCCCATATCTGTATACTTCATTGCATTATACTTTAAATCGTGAGGCTCATTTTCATTTAGTATATAATGCATAATCATAGTACATGCCCAACTGGGAAATTTGAATCCAAAATGAAACTCTAGCATTTTTATATCAAATTTAGCATTATGAAATACTACTAATTTCTTATGAAATATTGCTTGGAATAATTCCTCTATTTCTTCGTCTATAATATCGCTAGTAATATATACTCCGAAATTAGATTTGTGAGACATAGAAATACCTAATACATACCCATCTTTTGGATATAGTGCGGTTGTTTCTGTATCAATGGATACATGCTTAATAGAAGAGTCATGTAACACTTTTCGAAGATATTTTTTAGTTTGCTCGGCGCACGTAATCC